ATTCCTTCATCAGTTTTAAACCAAGCGGCTAAAGCTGAATAAGGATGTTCATCAAAAGGTACGTTCATTAACTTTCTGTCATTACTACCCCAACTGAACGTTCTTTGATCAGAAGATAATTTAATGATATTCATCTCAGTTGCTTTAATACCAAAGTTTCTAAGAACTACATTCTCGTCACCCGCTAGTTCTAAGAATAATCCTGGATTTCTCTTAGCATATAGTAGTAAATCTCTTTTAAGTTCCTTAGAACTCATTGTAGAAACTTTAGAACCAATCTCTACACGCATAACTGCTTCTGCCATATCAATATCTAGATTTTGAGCTGCGTTTAACGCTTCTATCTCCATTTCTAATACATCAATTTCACTAGCCGCTATTTGAGATGGTTTGTGTTCTTCAAATAATTTATCTCTATGTGGGTGATAAAGCGATAACATTTTTTGCAAAACTGTTTTTTCTTTTGGTACAAATAAACTACCATTTTGAAAAATAATATGTTCTAATCTTTGCTCGCCATGCATTTCATCGACGAAACTTGTTTTTTGATTAGAAGTATACTTTAATTCTCTTTCGTAACCTTTTTCTTCATCAAAATAATGTATATTACTACCCCTTATTAAATAAGTTAACGGTGTTCTGTTATTTTTTAAGTTATACATTCTGTCTTTAATCTCCCAATTATCTTCTATATTGGTAGATTTTGGTTTAATTATTTTTGGTTGTTTTACAACCGGAGCGGTTTGAACCGCTATTTCTTCTTGAATTTGAGATTCTTCTATCTCAACTTTTTTTGTTTTCTTTGTCATAATATAATATATAATAAAATTAATAAAAATAAAAGGGAGTGGAGACTAGCCCCACTCTCTTTTAAAATAATTGTGTTAGTTCATCAACATAAAGTTATTAGCACCTTGTGTGATTAAACATCTTTCAGATAAATAATGAACTTCCATTACATCTTTTCCAGTAGTTGCAGCTCCAACAGAACCTGTAACCCAAGTTTTGTAACGTCTATCATCTGCAGAAGAAGCTCTATATCTAACGTGTAAGAAAGGTCGTTTTATATTCTTACCCATATTCTCGTCATAAACTGAAGACGTACCGGCAGGAACTACAACACCTCTAATTGCATTAACGGTATCATTTAAACCACCTCTAGTACCTTTATCGTTTAAGTATTTGAAATCAGATTTGTAAAAATCGTAAGATCCACGTCTGAAACCAGAGAAACCTAGATTTAAAGCCATATCTTCTGAGTTGTCAAATACTCCGTAAGAAGTACCACCAGCCCCGTAAGAATTCATTGAAGCTAACATGTCATCAATAGCAAGCGAAGCGCCTCTATTAACAAACATCATATTTTCTTCAATAGCACCATTTTGATCAAATACAGCTAAAATAGCATCGAATTCAGCTAAATCAGTAGCAGCATTAACACCAGTAATACCAGTAGTTTGATGACCTCTAGTCTCAATAGCAGCAAATAAACCTTCAGTACCATCACTCGTAGAGTTGTCAGTACCACCAATAGCACCAGCGCCATCAACAGCCTTAACAGCTTCAAGCATTGTCATTTCTAAATAATCAGAGAAACGAGCTCTAGTATCACCTTGAGCTTTTAAGTACCATAAGTATCCGTTTTGTCCCTCTTCACCAGCTACTTCAACCCAACCAATTTGAGCAGTATCAGATCCAGATACTTCGTAGTAATCTTTCATGATAATATGCTTGTTTGAATGAGATTTGAATTTCGGCGCGTTAGCATTAGATCTAGCAGCAGTACCTTTTTCAAATTCAGAACCTACAACTAATACTCTTACTAATTCAGATGTAGTAGCAGTAGAACCTAAAGCTGTAGCCATATTAGCAGCTCCGTAAGCTAAAACCGTAAATTCAGCAGCGTTATCGCCGTCTTCATTTACAGCTGAAACCCAACCTTTAGCCGTAGCACCAGGTATTGACATAATAACTATGTCTCCAACACGTATACCTGGGGTTGTACCAACATCATTACCATCGATATCATTTTCGATTTCATAAGTGTCGTTACTATCCTTGTATGCCGCTGTATAAGCTAGATGTAATCTACCTTGTTCAGACCATATAACTCTGTCTGAGTTAGAAGCTTCTTCAGCTCCAACTTGAGCTAAAAATCCTGCGATCGTTCTTTTACCGTAAACCTCAGCTTCTTTTTCCATAAGATCTGGTAAGTATTGTTGTGCCCAACCTTCAGTTGCAGACGATGTAAAGTCTACGTAGTTAGACGACAACGTTTGTTGTCTTGGAGCGGCATCTATACCACTCGCACTTGTAATTGCCATAATTTATTTTTTTAAATTGTTATTTATTTTTGTTTTTAATTTTAAACTTAAAATCAGAAGAATTATCACCTAACACCTTAAACTTCATACCACCTGTTTCAATTGTACCATGACTTTGTCTTGGATTCATATCAACGTTTTTGGCTTTAGCAACACTATTTTTCATAGCATCAGCTTTTCCTTGTTCGTAAAAGTGATTAGCAACAGCATCTGCGTTCATAGCTGTATATAGAGATTTATGATAACCCTTAGCATCTGTTAAAGCCATTTTCTTATCCAAAAACTTTTTGGTAAAATTACTTAAATTACTTTGGGTACCTTTAACCTCTTCAGCATTATTAACGTTAAACCTATATCTTTTATCCCCGACGTTATATTCAAAACCTTTGAATTTGTCGTTAAAAACCTCGTTAGTTTTTTGTGTAAAAATATCAGTATTTTCTTTTGCCGCTTTTTTAGTTACTTCTGACTCCTTGTTGTATCTATCAAAAAAATTAACTGCTTTCTGTTGCTCGGTTGTGAGTTTCGATCCAGCTTTAATCTCTTCATAGTATTTAGACTTTTGCCCGTCTAGGTGGCTTTTAGCGTTGGCAACTTGCTCTTTTAACGCTATTTTTTTCTTTCGAATATCTCTATCGTCGTCTACATCTTCTTCGTAAGAGAACTCATCTTCCATAAGGAAGTTAATTTCTTCTGCATCTAAATGAGGTTTTGTTTGAGTATAATACTCCTTTAACAAAGCTTCGTCATTTAAATTGCTATAATCTTGATTAAGTTTTACATAATCATTAATATCCCCACCAGTATCTTCCATAAAGTCAACTAACTTTTGAACGTTTTCTGGTAATTCTTTTCCAGTTTCAATAGATTCAGTTATAGCTTCTTCAACCTCTGTAGCTATCTCTTCAACATCGTCTTCAGTGATTTCTTCTAATACTGGAGTTTCTTGTGTTTCTGCTTCTGGTTGGGTTTCTACGCTATCGGTAACTTCTGTTATTGTTTCTTCAACCTTATCTTCAACCACCACTTTATCTTCTTGTGGAACTGGTGGATTGCTTAAATCAATTTTGATAACACCGTCATCTCCAGCGGATTCAAATTTTGATTCATCAACTTGAGGAGTTTCCTCAACTTGCTCAACTGTTGGTGTAGTTTCTTCGACTACCTCTAATACTTCTTCTTTTTTCTTTTTTGCCATAATATAATATAATAATAGTTAATAAATTATCTAGGATCAAATGCTCCTAAATCAAAACCACCTCCAAGTATATCATTACCTGAAGACTCAAAGTTTTTAGGTGGTTTTTCGTTTTTTCTTTGATCTATAAGTTCACTTTGTTGTGAAGCTTGTATTTTTGTTCTTTCGTCTTTACGATCTTCTTTTTCTTTTTCTTTACTCTTAGTACCTTCTACCTCCATGCCCTTTAGTTGCATGTTCATTTCAAACTCTAATTGCATTAACTCTTTCTTGTGTTGGACTTCTTGTTCCATTTTTTGAGAATCTAATTGAGCTTTTAATTGTTCTAGTTCGGCTTTATTAGCACTTAAGGCCTGGTCTTTCTGAATCTCAGTTTGCATAGCTGTTTCTGCTGACTGCTGGTTCATTTGAGCTTGTGCTTGCATATTTTGTTGTTGTGTGACTTGATCTTTGTCTAGTTTCTTTTTTCTACGTATTTTAAGTAATTGATTAGCTAACTTTATATTTTTTATTTCTCTAAGATCAATCGCATCAGCAAGTTCTATTACTTGTTGCTGAATTGCCATTTGAATGTTATTCTCTAATAACGCTCTCTCTTCCTCATCAGGTTGTAATTGTATAAATATACCAAAATCATAAAGATGTAAATTAGACATTTCTTCTAAAGTTGCTACGTTATGTGCTCCAATAGCCTGTATAAAAGCATTTTTAGCTGGAGAATATTCTATAATATCAGATATTCTAAGTGATAAACATTCGGCCGTTTCAGCTGTTAAGAATAATCCAGCTTGTAATATATGTCTTGTTGCTGTGTTAGAGTTTGCAGCAGCTAGTTTTTGAACTCCAACTAGGGCATTCTTATCAGGCGTACTACCGTCTCTAGCTTCATTAAGTCCAGTTACGTCTCTTATCATCTGTAGATAATAGTTGTATGTACCGATCAAACTTTGCATTTTCTGCCCACCGCTTCCAGATTGAATTTCTTGAATCGGCACTTTACCTGGATTCATATCACCTTCTGACGTGAAACTTCTTCCTATCACGGATCCAGTTTGGAAGAACATATTTAGAGCTTCTTGTGGACTGTAGTTTGTTCCATTGCCTAAATCTATTTCAGCTAAACCATCAGCATCTAAATAAACTCCATCTGGAACTAATCTAGACATTACTTGTTGAAGCTTTAAATGAGTGAGTTGAATCATATCAGCGAACCCAGTAATTCTTTTAACTAAAGAATCTATTTTTCCATTATACATTCTAGGAGCAACAATAGAATAATTCATTTTTACTTTTGTGAAATCACTCTTAGGTCGCATCATATTTTTAGCCATCTCCCACTTAAGCAACTTATCGGTTCCAAGAATCATAGCCCCTTCATATAAGCATTCTATAGATCTTAAAACTCTACTATAACCACCTTCTTTTTCTTCCGGTGGGTTAAAATTATCATCTTTAGGTATAATTTTATCAGCCCCTGTTCCAGTCTCTTTAACCTTATAAACCTCGTTCATATAAGTTTTATAGTTAAAATATAAAACTTGAATAGTATTATTATCCTCTTTATCTACGGAAAATCTAGAGTTTTGATTAGATCTATTGGTAGATTTATTCTTCATTACATCTTCAAGATCAGATTCTGATAAATGAGGAAATTGTTTAGCTAACTCATTTACTGGTATAGATTTGACTTCACCAACATAATATATATCTTCAAAATATGGAGAATCAGTATAAGAATATACAAGGTTTGCAGGATCTACGTAATCTATAATTACACCCTCAGAGGTATTAAACGAAGTTTTTACAGCACCAATGCCTAAGACGGTAAGATCGTAATAAAATCGTTTCTTTATAAGTTCATAATTACTACCTTCAAATAAAACGTTTAAAGCTTGTTCTTCTGCTAT